GCCGATGCAAGCGATGCTTCCAGGGCAGTTACATTGTTCTTCGCCGCAATTATTGAGTTCGAAAGAGCGGTAATCTTCGCAGGGTCAGCCCCCACCTTCATCGCCGCCAACTTGGCTTCAAGGGCTTCCACAGTCTGCTTAGCCAGAACCATCTTCTGGTTGAGCAGGTCCAGCTTGCCTGTAGAAATGTTCTGCCCTGCTCCTTTCAGTGCGTTGTTAATGGCATTGCCGGCCTGATTGGCGTTAAGCGCAGACCCAAGCAGGCCAGCGGAAAACTTATTTATGGCGCTACTAACAGCGTTCAGGGCTGCAATGGCCCCACTGGCGTTACCCTGAATAGTTAGCAAGATATTGTTTCCTGCCATAGGTTTACTCCCGTGCTATCCGAGCGTCCTTGAATAGGGGGTTATCCGGGTTGTCGCCTGCATCCAGGATAACCGTTACTTTTCCAGGCTCTACGTTCCTGAACTGTCGAGACTTCGCACGGCTTTTCTCTGTCCAGGGTACCATCGCATCAAAGCTGCGCTCCAGTTGCTTCGCATACTTTCCCATCGACTCGCCGGATTTCTTATCCATTGGGGTCCGGGACAACGGCGCCAGGGTCATCATCACCCGATAGAACTCGACCTTGTCTTCCCTTATCATCTTCCAGTTGTCGAGCAACCAGTCGATTCCGTAAAGCTCAACTTGGTCAAGTATCTGGTCATCGGTCCAACTATAGGCTACTCGGATGTCGTGGAGGACTCGTCCGAGACGGTGGGTGAGCTGCTGATGGAGAAAAAACGGTCCAGCACCCGCTTCACAGCCGGCTGACGTTCGTAGACATCGAACAGCACGTCAAGCAGAACCGAGATATCGAAGTACAGTTCGGCTTCTTCTTTGGTGCAGCCAGTCAGGGCTTGGAACAGGTCAATCAAAGCATCCACATCCAGGGCATCGATGAACATGCCCAGGAACTCAATGCCGTTAGCGGTGTCCACCTGGTTGGCCTGAAGGGTTTTGAATGCCTTGACGCCATGCTTCGATGCCCACCGGGTAATCTGCAATACCTGCGCAGCCTGCGCACGCCCGGTCTTGATAACCTGATATTCACTCTCGCCAATCTTTACAGTATCTAAAACTTCCGTCATTCCAAGCTCCTTAATAATCAAAAACTCCAAGAACCCCTACGCAAAGGCAGGTCCTTGGAGTTTCCAACCAGTCTATATGTGGACTACCGTTCTCGAACCAGCGGCCCCTGGCCTTCAAAGTCCACGTTCAGGGTGGCGAAGTCATCGGTATTTACCGAGTGCTCCACACTGGTCAGCACCGCAGTGCCCTCCCAGTACAGGGTATCAATCTGCCGGTCATCCCAGAAGCGCATCTTGATTGCCTGGCCAGCCATCACCGTGTTGAAGATGGTATCGTCGCTGTCGTCGTAATAGCCACTGAGTGAGCCGGACCAGGACATCCAGGTGCGAGCTTTCTCAACCCAGGCAAGAGCCATGTTGGCCACAAAGACCTTGTGCTCTGCACTGTCAACGTTGATGCTAATCGAAAACTCATTGCGTTCTGGAATAAGGGTCCAGGTGCTTCCACCGTCCGTTGAAAACTCAACCTTTGCGTTAATCCCAACAATAGCAGCCATCTAAGCCTCCTAAATTTTCTGCATCCAGACCTCCACGTACGCTCAAGAGTTTTCCCAAGTAGGCAGCTTCACAATTCTTTTTCTTCATCTCCTTCAATCGCTTTGAAGTGCAAAATTCCACATTACTTGCGAAATGCTTTGTGCTCCCCCATGTATCCCAGGCTCTCCATGCCAGCAATCACACTGGCTTCAAAGGAAAAGTCCTTGGGCAGGTACAAGATGCCGCCAAGAACCAGGGCATTCGCCATGAAATGGAACAGCAGGTTCATGGACGGCGGGCTGAGCGCCAACCCAGTGGGGTCAAACAGAATGGACGGTACGGTTCCATGCAAGCGAGCATAGCTTTTCGTGAGCCACTCCTGGGCTGCCTGGGCTGTCATCGTAAAAGCGGCATGCACCATGACAGGGACGGGCTCAGGCTCCGGGGCAGACGCCACTTCTTCAGTAATTTCAAACTCTTCCAGCTTCTCTTCGTAATCCTTTTTCACAAAAGCCTCCTAAAGGTCCGTGACCGACACCGTGAACGGCAGCCAGTAAAACGGCGTATCGTTTATCTGGGACATCTCCGGTGCAGCAATCTCAAGTATTTCAGCAAAGCTAACCTTTTTATCCAGCGTAGGGTTAGTAATAAACAACTGGTGTAAACGGTCAATGACCTGGCGCAGAAGACCGTCAACTTCGTCTGAATAATGCATAATAACGAAGCCCGTGACGTTCCAGGTCCAACTGTTTTTTCCAAATACTTTGGCATTCTTGGGTCGCCCCCCACCGTAGTCCAGATAAATCCCAAAGGGCGCTGCCCTGGAGAACATGGCATCGAGCAGGCTGTCCAGGTTACCAGCCACACAGCATTCATCCGGGACCAGGTCCTGGAAGTTTGCCGCCATCACATCCCGCACTGCTAATTCACTGGTCGTAAAACCAACCATAGCTTCTCCAAACTACTTGCGGACACCTATGCCAACTCGCTGCTCACCGTATCCGATATCTTCAGGATTACTCGTGCCCTTACGCCCACTCATAATGTAGCCGGCAATGAACTCCAGAACCTTGTCCCCAGACCGAGAAATAACAGACTGAATGTAAGATTTCTCATGCTGCACAAAATGAGCAGGATAATCGAACCTGCCTTGCTTTACGGGGTAGGGAGAGTTTACGTACCAGTTAGACCCCATAGTAAGATGCGTCACGCCCTGCACCGTAACGGTCCTGGGAGCACGAAAAGTGCCTTCCTTCAGAAGAGCGGCCTTGAGACGGTAATAGGGTTCAAGGTCATACTTGGCTTTCTTCTTCCTATTTATGCGGTGATGTGCTTTTACATCAACTGTCTTACCATTTACTGTGCGAGAGTACGCTTTTACGGGTATTTCGTAATTTACCTTATGCCAGTTCTGTAGCTGGTACCCCTTCTCAACAGCCCATTCTTGCAAAGTAATAACGGACACGTCCCTTCCTGGCCTGATACCTTTACGAATGGCTTCGTTAGCGACAGTAAGGTCGCCTTCAATAACACGCACAGTGGCAATCCCGGCAACTTCAGTCGTCTCCATAGAAATATTATTAGCTGCTGTCCCCGATACGCCAATCTTGTACGTGCCCCCTTTTGCAAGAAGGGCTTTAATCCGCTTCTGTGCAGCATCCCCAACTTCTACACCCCATTTTTTGGTTGCTGCGCTCAGTATCCCTTTCTTTTTAGCAGCCGTGTAGAACTTGGCTTCAGCACGTTGGAGCTCGTCCAGGGTGGCTGCTCGAAAATATAAGATATCCGTACCAGCCACTACCGTACCCTTACTGAAGGCCGGCGAAGCACCTGGCGCATGATGCCATTCAGGTGCGTGGTCAGGCCAAAGTTGGCGTTGGCGGTTTCCTCGCCAGCTTTCTGCTCCGTGAACTGCGCCCACTTCATGCTGGAGTCCGCCCCGTAGCGTTTGCGGTAATTCAACACAGCCACAATCATGGCGGTTGCCGCCAGCCGGGTCACGTTGTCAACCGTGCTGGTACCGGAAGTATAGGATATCTTTACGTTCATCCAGCCTTCAGTGAAGGTTCTGGAGAACAACACAATAGCGTCATCCGAGCACGTATAGTCCGTTGCTGCCAGAGTGACGTTGCCTATCACCACAGACTCAACAGTCAAGATAGGGGATTTGTTCACAAGGAGAACTTTTAGCCCAGTCCCGCTGTGATACTCATCTAAGATGACCTGGGAATCCCCAAGATATGGCTGGCCCATGTGCTGCCGAATAAGGTCCTCCACCATATCTGACCAACTGTCTTGCAGGTCAGCTTCCTGGCAGGGGTGCATCTCCACCACATCAGATTTTGTACAAAAAGTCCACGCCATAATCGTCACCTGTCCACATATAGACTGCTCACTACAATCGCAATCACCGGAAATAAATAAGACCCCGGCGAATACCGAGGTCTTTTAGGGTCACTCAGTCAGCTTAGGCCGACAGCTTGACATGGCGGATGGCCGACACCAGGTTGGGGTAGACCAGTTTCAAAGTGGAGTAGGACTTCAGGAAGTAATCGTAGCTATCCTTGGTCCGGGCAAGTTCCACGTGCGAAACCAGGCCATCCACACGGCTGCCCATGTCGTCCACCATGCCCATAATGCTTGCACCACGAGCGGGATTGCGGTTAATCAGAGCGATGGTCTGCTCGCCAGTTTCCAGCGGCTTCACTGCGACAGCGGTCTTCGAGCCATCGTCGGTGTAGGTAGCCACGGTGCCGTTCACCTTGCCATCAGCATCGTAGGTCACAGCGGGGATGATATCAATCAACTGCACTGCGCCAGTGCCAAGCTTGCGGAAAATCATGTACAAGCGAGCGGTCGAATCGGCAGTCCAAGTCAGGGTGACCTTGTTGTTGCCGGTGCCCGGGGTGCGGGCAGTGGACAGAGCAGAAGCAACCTGCTCACCGTACATGGTCACTGAAGCAATCCGGTGCTGCACCGCAGTGCCATCAGCCAAAGAGCCGCTTGCCGCTAAAGCCGAAGTCAGGGCTGGCGAAGTGGAACTATCAGCAGGGACCATGTACTCAGTCTCATAGATAGGGGCCTTGCCATAAGCATCCATGACCAGTTTGCCGTCAGCCAGGGTCATACTGGACAGAGGCAACTGCACCTTGGACTGCAAGCCGTCCACAATTTGCTTCATGCGCATGCCCATCAGCCAGAACATGGGGTCGTTGCGCACGTTACGATAAATGCCAACCTTGGACTGGACCTGGTCGAGCATGTCCAGGGTGACTTTGGCGCCACCTCCATCAATAATATTCGAAGGGGCCAGCTTGTACAGGCGGGACAGGATGCCCGAGTACTGGTAGGCATCGCCGGTAAAGCCGATGTCATCAGCGCAACCAAACAAAATACCATACTCAAACAGGTCAGCCATGCCCTGCACAGAGCCGTTCAATTCTTCGGCCAGGGCGTTGATAAACTTCTCGTCCACCTTCTGGGCAAAGCCGGTGACCGAACCCCAAATGCGCTGGATTTTCATGGCGACGGTCTTGCGGGTGTAAGTTCCAATCTGAACATTGGCGCCCGTGGTTTCACCTTCGAACCAGCCCTGCGGGTGGGTGCTGCGCATGCGATATTCATGGGTCAGACCTTCAGCCTGAGCCACGTTGAGCAGTTGCAGGAGAGGCTGCTGGTGTAGGAGTTCCTCATACAGTACAGGCTCCAGGTCGTACGGGTTCAGGTCCGGGGCGCCAGAAGCGGTTAATGCTTTCTTCAGTTCAGAAATAGCCATGGTTTCACCTTCTTATTTGCGACTATCAAAATACCGAGTCAGCGCCTGCCGCAAGCTGGTTGCAGCAATGTCTTTCTGTTCGGGCGCATCGCCAGGCAGTTCAGTTTGGGGAATAAGACCTTTGCGGTCAGCAGGCGCCGGAGCTTCATCAACTGCTTTCTCTCCAACAGGCGTTTCTTCAGCCGGCGTGTCTTCACTGGCGTGCTTATTAGCCTGTGCCATTGCTTCGACGGCCTGCCGCAATGCTGCAATCTCGTTGAAAAGGGAAGTCAGTTGGTCCGGGATGCCTGAAATGACATCCATCAGGATGGCCTGGTCGTCAGGCTCAGTTTCAGCCTTTGCAGGGGCATCTTCCGCAGGGTCTTCCGACACATCTTCAGCAGATGCGCAGTCACTGCCGCACATCGACTCAGCTAAGCCCTGAGCCTCAGCTTCGGACATGCCAGGATTGGCATCCATAATCTCAGGAACCTTGCGAGCCACACAATCAGCAGCCTGTTCGTTTTCTTCCCGGCATTCGGGAGACTTTTCAGCGGCGACGGGGGCGTCTACTGGCTCTTCCACGTTCACATTTGCATCTGGATTATCCATGAGCGGGCTAACTCCTTTATCTTCAGTTTCTTCAGCCAGCAGGCCAGACAACGCCTGGGCCACAGGCACCAGACCATACTGACGGGCAAGCAGACGCACGCCCTGGTCCATCGAAAGGTCCTTCAACTTGGCATCGTAGTTTGCAGGGTGGTCTACCAGCGAGATTTCGGCCAATTGGTAGTCGTTGATGATGACCCCACCAGTCTGACCCTGCTCCACGTTCTCTAAATCAACCAAAATACCAACGCTGAGAGCGGGTAACAGGCCGTTTTCAACCATAAAGACCGCTTCAGGGTCAATGACTTCGATTTCAACTTCATTCCAGCCAAGACCATCGGCTGTCCCAATGCGCAAAACACGAGCGACGGGCCGAGGAAGGTGCATATAGCGAATGTTGCCCCATTGTTTGTACTTTGGGATGGCTCGCTCAGTGGCTTCCCGGGTGATGACATCGCCCATCTCATCCTGGTTGTCAGATGTAAAGAAACCACGAACCACCAGGGTGCTTTTATCAGTCTTCCGAAAGCCCTTCTCAAGTCGAAATCCAAAAGTCTTCTGGTAAACACCCATAATTACCTGCCACCGTTCTTTTTTGCGGCTTCAAGGATGCGCCTGGCTCGGGCCTTGGTATACTCTTCGGCCAGTTCCTGCTCAGGTACTTCCAAAACCATCTCACAGGTGATGGCTTCTTCGCCGCCAGAGAAAACAAACGGCTCTGGCCAGGACGAGCGCCAGCCAGTGTACAATTCTCTAACGTCGTCTGCACCCAGGTAGGCATCAATCGTCGTACCCCGGGCGATAGACAGGTTCCATCGATAAGATAACGTTTCTGCCATCAAATCTCCGTCAACTACAAACGGTTATGGACGAAATATTTCAAAATTTGTTCTTATTGACGGCTTCACCAATCTGTTTGACCATCGCACGAGCCGCAACTTCCGACATCGAGTTGACTAACTGGTAAATCGCACGGACCACAGGGTCTGACGAGTACCAGGTCTTCACAGAACCGCACTCCGGGCAGGTGACCGATAGGTTTGGCCCGGAGGTCCGAAGCAATTCTGGCTGGACAGATGGATAAAACTCCCCTCCCATCACCATCCCCAACGATTTTCCACAATTGATACACACCCAGTCTGAATTTCTTTCCATCATGTCTCCTAAAGTAGTGTAGTCACTTCATCAAAAAGGCTGTTAAGCTCGCCTATCGTCTTTGCTTGACTGATAAACGGCTGAATAACTTCTCTAAGGTCACCTGGGATGTAGGTTGTCTCGAATTCCCGGATTGTTCTGCCCTTCTTGAACCGCCGAACAGCGAACTTCCGCCATAAAGCAAGCTCTGCCACCATGGATTCCCGGGTGTTATCATCGTGTTGGTCACCCCGGACAGGGTCCTGGTTGTCATTGGTGGGTTCTCCCACCTGGGAAGGAGCATCTGGCTCCACGGGCCGGCCTTCCGGTGGGCTTCCTGGCTCATTTTTCACAGGGGCAGCGGCATAAACATCGCCGCCAGGGTCCTGCCTGGGCAGCTTTCCAATCTCGGTACGAATTTCGTTCGGAGTGAGCACACCCAGGCTGTAATAGCGCATGTGGACAGTGGCCCGTTCGACCGCTGTCAGGAAGTCAGGGGAGTTAAACTTGAAGGACCAGCCTGGCGCCTTGAACTCTCGCACATGAATTTGCTCATAAAAGCCTGTTTCAACGAACAGACACAGGGGAATGAGCGACGTTTCGTGGAACTCCCGTCGCATCTCTCGCAGATTGGCCGACGCCATCTGGCTGGAGATACCCAACTTGGCCCCATTGACCCCAGCCACTGCCAATTCTTCTTCCCGGGTGTCTTCCCGAGATTGCTGGTATGGCAGGTCTTTGGGTAATGGCCGCAGCTCCTTGATGTCAAACTCGCCCTGGACAGCCACAGGAGATTTCCCCATGTTCCCGGCCCCTGCGTAGGACTGCTCCATCCAGGTTACAAACTTATTGAAGCCATCTTCTGAGATATCAGGGGGCAGTTGATAGACGACTTCGGGGCGGTCCCGGTTCTTCATGTACTCCCGGGCGGATAACTGCAAATAAATGTCCAGTGGAAGGGTATACGTAGACAAGGCTTCGATATCCGAGCCGCCCATAGGTGACCCTTCCCATTCTGGATACACTAAGTAGACAAGTTCGGTGGGCTTTTCGAACGAAACAGAGACGGCTTGGTTCCTGCTCGGGTACTGAATGAAGGCCGGCGACTTGAAGCTGCCGCTGCTGTCAACATTCGGAACGACCAGGCCATGCAAAAAGTCCAGGCCGATAGGGTTGCCCTGAGCGTCCCGGACAATGTAGTAGGCAGCCTGTCCAAAATATCGCAGATACATGACCCCAAGCATCAGCTTGTAGGCCATGGACTGGAAGTCCTTGACGTTAGACCACGTGTGGTAAGGGTTGGTATAGAAGTTATGGAGCCGCTGTCGCTGTGCATCTTCCACAATACCTGCATAATCCGGGTTCTTCAAGATGGCCCAACCGGCGCCAATAGCGCTGCGGCCTATAACGCTCATCGCTGCACGCATGTAGCCGTGCTGGCGGATGGTATCCATCAAGTCCCAAAATTCAGCGAAACGGAAAGGCGCACGAGTCCCATCGAAGGTAACAAACGAGTCGCCCAGGCGGTAGACCGGCGACATAACGTCTGTCATCGCACGACGAACGGTGGCTACACTTTGCTTCTTCGAAGATAAACTGAAAACTGACGACACGCCGCCTCCTGCGCAAAAAGACTTTTGCGCTTTCTACAATCGGGGTGGCCAGTAAAAACAAGGAATGCCAATAAAAAGAACAAGGCACCCAGGTTTTTTATACTGAGCGCCTTGCTCACCACACATGACTTTTACTAACTGCTCCACAACTCATTGACACGGTCATAAGAACGCTTTAACGCCTTCACACCTTCCAGCGCATCATGCGGTTCTGGCTCAGGCTCGACACCCAAGGACATGGAGATGTTCTTCAGCGAGCGGTACTTCAGGAAGGATGCTTTGCGCCGGTTCACCAGCACGGAGTACAGGTCCCGCAAGTCCAGGGGGTCTTCAATCGGCGCATCCACAAACTCCAGTTCCGGGGCCATGTATGTGAACAGGAAGCTCAGGTCAAAGTTCGGGTTCATCCCGATGTACTGGTGAGACGATGTCTTTATCTTGTTCTCGGCAAACCAGCGACCAAACTCCGTCTTGGCTTCATCCAAACTGACGCCCTTCTGCTGAAGCACGTCCCAGGTAAGGCCGTTCACTTGCAGAGCCTTCTCATCCGCCATTGCCCACTGCTGTTCGGTAGGCTTTACCAGGCGGTAGAACTCCACCACCCTCGGCTGTTCTTCTCCCTTCACCTTTACTTCGGCCAGGGCGCCTATAGCCAGAATACATGCTACCCCTTCGGGGGGTGGGGTCAAGCCGGTTGTCTCAAGGTCAATAAAAAAACCGAGTTTCTTCTCAGTCATCACTATCCTCCATCTGAAAGTTGGATTATCTTTACGCCTCCGGCCTGAACGACCATGATGTTGACATCATCGTTGAAAACATTAAGAGCTTCTCTAAGGTCGTCTTTGTTCAGGTCTTCGGGAAGCACCAGGATGTATCGTGCGTCCTTTTCAAGTGACACTAAGACCGATGGAAGGAAATCCACCAGTTCTTGCCGTATCAGCTTTCGTATCCACTTCTCTGCTAATCCAGTCATCCTTAAGTAACCTTTCTTTGATTATCCGTCACTTTCTGTCTCGCAAAACGGAGAGTCTAAAGTTGTCATATCTTGTCACTTCTTGTCATTTTCCAGCTTGCTTAAGGATATATCCCTAAAAGTCTTTGTCACTATTATTCTCGCACTTGCTTAATCCTGGCTGATGTTTCTTTAAGGAATGTCTGTCACTTTCTGTCTCTCTGTCTTACAGCACCGGTGACTTTCCATGGCGAGTGCTGCATTCTGGCGCCTGCCACTTTTACGCCATTATGGAAGGTCTTCATTATCCTTCACCGGGATTTTTAGTGACTTACCAAGGATGTTTCTGTTACTTTCTGTCACTTTGCCTTGCAGCACCGGAGACTTTCTATGGCGAGTGCTACATCCTGGCACCTGCCACTTTTACGCCATTATGGAAGGTCTTCATTATCCTTCACCGGGATTTTTAGTGACTTACCAAGGATGTTTCTGTTACTTTCTGTCACTTTGCCTTGCAGCACCGGAGACTTTCTA